TGCGGACGTGGGCCAGGAGCGTCGGAAGCGGCGCACGAGATTCTGCGGCACAACAAAAGTCGATCGAAACCGGCACCCGTGGCGGTCGCTACTACGTCAGCGCGACCGGCGCCAAGGTCTACGTGAAAAGCAATCCCGGTCCCATTCACCTCGGCCACATGCAGAACCAAACCTTTTACCAGGGGCTTCCGATGTCGGCGCACCTGAATGAGCCGCGCAGAAAGTAGGAGATGACCATGGTATTCAAAGCGACCCCCGGCGTTCACCGCACTCCGCGCACCCGCGCTCTCGAAATCGGCACGCGTCCCGAAGGCTTCACCGAGCATTTGCCGTACAACGCCGCCGCCGGCGTTCCCGAGGCGCAGCCAGGCATGGCACCGGCCGGCACCTACCGCGAGCTGCCAGCACAGGTGACCGACGCCGGAGCCAAGCCGATCGAAAATCCGAAACCCTTCAACGTCAGCAAGAGGTAAGCACATGAGCCATTTGCCAAACTGGAAAGAGATGGGCCCGCCCGTGGTCGGACAGGACGCGACTCTGAAAGAGCCGGTCGAGGCGTTCGACAAGAATTACGGGAGCTACAAGCACAGCGACGCCGGCAAGCCGACGAAGGCGATCGCGTCGCTCCCTGCCGAGCCGAAGCCATTTTCGGTTTCCAAGAAGTAAGGAGATTCCAATGACGATGAATGATATGAGCGACGTGGGCCAGGACAAGACTCACAAGGAAGCGGTCGAGAAGTACGACGCCGAACACGGCACCTACAAAGAGAGCATCGACACGGTGCCGACCGACGATCGTCTGCCGACCGCGCAGATGCCGAAGGCTCCCGAGAGTACGCCGTTTGTGGTGGGTCCGCTGACTCCCGGTGGCCGCGCGGCGTAATAGCCGAAGCGGCAGGAGGGCAGCATGGCCGATCAATTCAAGTTGTCGGGTGGCTACACGACCACGCCGTTAGACGGCGTGCAGTCGTTCGACCCGAACATCGACGCCGTGATCGACGAGAGCCTCGTGCTCATCAAAAAGAATTTCGAGCAGATCGATCTGAACGTCGACACTCCGGTGGTCGTGCCGTTCGGCGGCGTGACGAATGCGAACGTCGTTCTGCTGAAAGCCGTTGGCGGCAAAGTGAAAGCTCGTTTCACGAGCGCCGACGGCACGCAACAGGCGGTGCCGTTCGATACCTACCTGATTCTGATGTCGCTCGCGTCGCCGATCACGGCGATTGATCTTGTTCGCACACCCGCGACGCCGGCGACGGTGCGCGTGTTTCTCGGGGAGAGGGCATAGAGACGTTGCAATTCGTTGTCGATTTCGTGTACCTTCACCGCATTCCGTCAAGGAATACAGGAGAACAAAATGCCAGTGACAACCGTAGTGAAAGACACCGTCAAGTCCGTGCTCGACAAGGGCAACTTGAATCAGGTCGGCGACGCCCTCGCTCTGGCGAAGCTCGGCACGATCCTGACCCCTACCAAAGTGACGCTGACCGGCTTGACCGGCACCACCCACAACATCACCGATGCTGCCCACGGCGGCCACCCGGCGATCTTGTCGGTCATCGCCTTGCGCGTCACCGCCGCCACCACCGCCGGCTCCGTCGGCGCGTACGTTGCTGGTGACGCCGGCGCCACCGTCGTTTCTCCCGCCGCCAGCACAGCCGTTGGCGTCGCCAAGCTCAGTGACGACGGCACGACGCTGACCTTCGCCACCGGCGACGTGACGGCGTTCGTGATCGAGTACGTTCCGCGAGCGGCTGTCGACATGACTGCCCCGTTCGCGCGCTCGTAATAGTGCAGGATAGTGCAACGTAGCGAGGTCGGGGAGTCTCGACCTCGTGAATTTCAGCACGTCCCGACGGTGCGTCTTTCGGCGCCCGGCGTGATCTGTCGCCAACGTGTACGACGGCGGTGAATCAGTCGGAGACCGGATGGGTATCGCAAGGGGCTAAGAGGAAGCAATGCCGGACAACGTGCAGGTAGAGAACCAAGGAACAGGGACACCAGGAACAGGACAAGGGGCGGTAAACCAAGGGGCACCAAATCCCCAGGCCGCACCGCAGAATCCACCGGCGGCTGCCGGAGGCGACAACGGCGGAACCGCGAACGCGGCTCCCGCGACGTCGCAATCGAACATCGGAAAGGTTGGCGGCGGCAAAAACCTCGTCATCCCCGAGCACAGCATGAAGCGCATCAAAGAAGAGCACTTCACGAAGGGGAAGAAAGAGGCATTGTCGGCGTTGGCGAAAGAGCTTGGCTACTCTTCACCGGAAGAGATGCAAGGGGCTCTCAAAGCCGTCCGCGCGAAAGGCGGATCGACCCGTTCTGATAACGGCGACGGCGAACCCAAGCCGAATCAGAATCCGCAGAATCAGCCGAACGGCGGGAAGAATGCTCAACAGGCGAGGGGCAACAACTCGAACGTCGACAGACGCTCGTGGGAGAAGCTCGACAAAGAGCAGAAGCGGTGGGGCGAAGAGCGGGATCAACTCCTGAAGCAGATCCGATCGGAGTCGTCTCGGCGGAAAGAGTTGCAGCAAGCGCTCGACGCGAAAGAGGCGGAAATGGCGTTGCGCGAGACCGCAGTGATCTCGGGCGTCAAAGACGTCGACTACGCGATTCGTTTGCTCACTCGTCACCTGGACGGGAAAACCGAAAAGGAGCTTGCCACGTTCGACGAGGGCAAGTTCTTTGGAGAGCTGCGGACTTCCCACCCGTACCTGTTCGGTGAGGTTGTGAAGGCGGCAAACACTGGCACCGGCACGAACGGAAACCCGCCCGCGCCGAAGCCGGGAGCTGCCGCAGGCGCAGCCGCAGCCGGCGGACAAGCGGACGCGAAGAAAATGTCGCGCGAGGAATTCCTCGCTCACATCGCCAAGCGCGGTTTGAGCGTCGGACCGTAGCGCGATCTTCGATTCGTGCTTCTCTTGCTTGACGGCCGCACCCTTTTAGCCGTATCACTTAACGTGTACCGCAAAAGCGGCCAACCAACTTAGGAGCACGAAAATGCCAGATTTCAGTACCATCCTTCAGGCTCCCGACATCCGGGCGCTTACCCAAGAAAACATTCTGGAGCGCGCCTTTCACGACGCACTCTATCCACGGAACCTGTTCCGTGGTGAGGCCATGCCGCAACTGTGGCCCAACAACGTCGGCGACACGATGGTGTTCACCGGCACCGGTCTTCTGAAGACGAAGCAGAAGGCGCTCGTGCCCGGCACCGATCCGACCCCGAGTCAGTTCCAGTATGAGCAGTGGACGGCTCAGTTGCAGCAATACGCGGACGCGATCGACACGCACATGCCGTCGAGCATCACCGCGATCGCTTCGCTGTTTCTCCGCAACGCGCAGCAACTCGGCCTCGGCGCCGCGCAGACGCTCAACCGCATCTCGCGCAACAAGATGTACAACGCGGCTCTCTCCGGCTCGACCGTCGCGGACGGCGGCCCGCAGAGCGGCACGACCCTTCGGGTCAAGCGGCTGAACGGCTTCACCCGCGCCCGCCGGCCGGATCTTCCGCTCGGCAGTGCGGTGCGTTTCGACACCGTGTCGCCGAACAACAAGTTGGCGATCCGGGTGTTCGACAACGGCGCTGACGCGGCGTTCAACGTGATCGGCTTCTCGGCCGACACCGCCGGCGACGAGGCGGGCCCCGGCACCTTGACTCTGGAATCCGCGATGACGGCAGTGGCCGCTCGCGCCTATGTGGTCGCAAACGACCGCACCGTTCTGGTGCGTGTCGGCGGCGGCCTCAAGGTCGACGATGTCGGCTCCGGTGACAAGTTCACCCTGGCGGACATCCGATCGGCAGTGGCGCGGCTCTGGTCGCAGAACGTGCCGGAGCAAGCCGACGGTCGCTTCCACTGTCACATCGATCCGATCAGCCAGGCTCAGATTTTCGCCGACGATCAGTTCGCTCGGCTGCTGACCTCGTTGCCGGATTTTTTCATGTACCGGCAATTCGCCATCGGTGAGCTGCTCGGAAACGTGTTTTTCCGCAACTCCGAGTGCCCCGGCCCGGACACCGTCGAAGGCGGTCTCACGGCGTCGTACTCGCAGGACGATCCGTTCGCCGGCGAGCTTTACAACGACGGCACCACGAGCGGCGTGAAGATTCATCGTCCGCTGTTCGTCGCGCAAGGTCTACTCATGGAATACTACCAGGATCTTTCCGGCCTCATCACCGAGGCGGGGATCACGGGTGCCGTGGGCGAGCCCAAGGTGACGAACAACGGCATCGAGATTTACAGCGATCGGATCCAGCTCATCATCCGTTCGCCGCTCAACCGGTTGCAGGACATGGTCAGTACCGCGTGGAAGTTCATCGGTGACTGGCCCATCCGAACCGACAGCGTGACGGGCGACGCCGCCAGGATCAAGCGCGCTCTGATCGTCGAGCACGGAGAGTAGTGATCAATCCTCTTTCGCCCCCCGTCGCCCTCGGGCGGCGGGGGTGCGAGGGGCGAATGGATCAGGGGTTTTCAAGTTGCTCTCCTTGTGGGAGCATTTCGAGCTGCGAGATACCTTCGGGGATCTCTTTCGATTCGCACTGGCGTGTTGAATCGGCGGCTCAACCGCTCGCTACTGTCTTCGGACGGTTACGCCAACGAGCGGGGTTTCGCCACTCTTTGTTTCGGCTCGTGCGTTCCCTTGTTCTGACACTCTTCGGTCAAGAGTTGACGACGTTCGGGAACCTTGTTGCCGAAAGACCTTCGGGTTTGAGTGGCGTGGTATTTGCGCAAACCCTGGCTTACGCCACGGAACCGCGCAGAGTTTTGGCAGCCAGTCTGATGTGTCCGGCTGTGCCGGGGATACACGGATGACTCGGGGCCTTGTGTTGTCGGTCTTCGGACCGATCGCCTGGAGTGGGACACGAGATTGACGGGCAACTTCCCAACGGTCGGGATAATGATCGGTGCCCATCTAATTTGTGTCTCACTCCGCTGCCTTTTAATCGCATAGGAGGATGCCATGGCCAGGAAAGTGAATCCGCAACTCAGCATCAAGCCGATACCGATGTCGAGCGAAAACTCGAAGCCCACGGATCCGGGCGTGAAGGCGGCGGCTCCGGCCGCTCCAGAAGTTGCTCCGGCCGCTCCCGAAGCTGCCCCGGTTGCCCCGGCCGCTCCGGCGGCGGCGCCTGTGGCCGAGAAACCGGCGAGCCGGTATCGGGTCAAGACGCAAAAGTCGTTCTCGTTGCACGGACAGATCGTGACCTGGCACGTAGGCGACGTCGTCGAGGTGTCGAGCTACGGTCTCGACGGGATCAAGCGCGCAATCGACGCGGGCGTGGAGCTGGAGAAGTTCTAAATGCCGCTAGATGCCAGAGAGAAAGAGCGGGTGCGGTATCATCTCGGCTACCTAGCCGTGCAGCCAGCCGCTTCACTCTCGTTCGGCATACCCCGTCCGTTGCAAACGATCTTTCTTGTCGATTCGGCGATGTCGTATCTTATCGAGGACGCCGTCGATCGCGTGCGTCGCGTGCTCAAGATCATGGACGATCTGGAGCTGAAGTTGATTGATTCTCAGGATCGTCTCGCTGCCATACAGCTCGACTCACTCAAGTTGCGAGAGAACGAGCCGGATCAGCTCGAAAAGGAATATGCGCGTTGGGGCTTTCGTCTTGCCGATATTCTCGGCGTGCCTGTTTACCCCTACTCGACGCGCTACCGAGTCGCCATGGGCGTGCGCTCCGGGTCGATCCCGGTGAGGTAGCCTGTCGTGGCAACCAAGTTCACCGATCTCACCGCGAAGCAAATCACCGCGACGCTGGCGCAACGGCTGATTCCAGTAGCCGATCGCGTGCGCGATCTTTTCACTCGCTTCGGAATGCGGCCCTATAAGATCCGCATCGTGCGCGTGAGGTGGAGCGACGGGTCGCGCGGAGTCGGAACGCCGATTGTCGAAAACACTCTCGACTTGTTGCCGACGCCGCTGGTGCAAGACTTGACCACGTTGACGGAGATCGTGCAGCCGGTCGGGCTCGACGAGGTCGGCAGCATTCTCGTGTCGGAAATCAGCGGACGATTCACCGACAACGATCTTCGCTTCTTGTCGGCTGACGGGCGCCCCCCGGATCCGGACGTCGAAGTGTACTACGAGATCGAATTTCCGAAGCTCGACGGCACGAGCGACAAGCGGCGCTTCTTTCTTCGTTCGGCGCCGCACTACGCCGCCGGTCGTTTCATGTGGCAGTTGCGTTTAGAGAAGGCTCACGAAGATCGGGCGCGCAACGGGGATCCCGAGTGATGGCGACCATTACCGTCAACATGACTCTGGAGCAGTGGCAGGCGTACATGCGTGACCTGGGGAAAAATTTCGTTCCGATGGCAGTGCGCGGGGTGCAATCGGGAGCCCTTCGGTGTGTGAAAGTCATGCAGGACCGTACGAAAGAGGCGCCACCCGCGAGCGAGCGCGGGAAAACAGGGGCTTTCAACTATGGTCGATACCACGCGTCATGGCGATCGAACCCGCTGCCGAACGGCGCCGAGGTTCGTAACGACGCTCCCTATTCGTCCGTGATCGAGTACGGACGTCGGCCCGCCGCTGTGAGTCGGCAGGGTAAAGTCAGTCTCGAACGATGGGCGCAACGAAAGCTCGGGTTGAATGCCGTGCAAGCGAAAGACGCCGCGTGGGCCATCGCGCAGACGTTGAAAACCCGACCATTGCGGGCGCGCAAAGTGATGTCGGGCGGGTTGGATCAGATGGTCAAGATCGTGAATGACGAGGTCGATGCCGAGATGCAAAGGGCGCTCGGGAGGAAGCCTAAATGAGCGACGGGGCACAGGTGCGCGCCACGCTTGTCACCTCTTCCGAGGCGGCGCCGACTGTCACGGACGTGCGCGAAACCGATGTTCGCACGGCGTTGACGCGAGGGCTCGCCGACTATCTCACCACGTCCGTCTTTCGTGCCCCCGGAGGGCGAGAGATCCGTTTCAAGAAAGTGTTGTCGACGTGGGCCGAGCCGGAAGATCCGGCGGCGTATCCGGCGGCGGTTGTCTACTCTCCCGAGCCGGGGTTGTACGACGCTAGCCGTTTGACGCCGTCGATGCCGAACGCTCGGAATCGGATCGGCACCTCGAATTTCTATCTCGTGAGTTCGTGCGAGTTCGTCATCGATCTCCGAGTGGAGATTTGGGCGAACGATCCGAGAGAGCGCATGGAGATTGTCGCCGGGCTGGAGCGATCCCTTAGTCCGGTCGACTTCATGTATGGGTTCAAGGTTTTGTTGCCGTACTACTACGGGCAGCTTGCCGTCTTCGAGCCGAAGTCGATGCAGTATATCGACTCGGAAGAGGACGCGATGCGCCGCTACCGCCGTGCGGTTTTCGTCATCACCGGCCAGTTGCCCGTCGGGAACGTGTTCGAGTATCCGATCGCCAAGCCCAAGGTACTCTTGGACGAGGTCGGTCCGGATGTGATAATTACAGGACCGAATGTTGTGGTGCAGGATTGCTAGAATCTTTGGAAAAACGTACACTGCCGTTGCCAAATCGGTAGGCTCAAAACTGTAGGAGGCCGTCGTGGCTGGTTTCATCAGGCGCTATCAGACTTTCCCGGGTGTAGAAGTCATCACCGCAATCGAGGGCGTAGTGATCGTCGATCTTCCGCCGCCCGGAAACATCAACGGTGTCGGCGTCGGCACGGTCGCCATTGTCGGCGAGTTTGCCGACATGACGTTCGCAACGTCTGTCGATTCCGTCGGCGTCGTTTCCACCAATCCGATCCCCGTCGAGGTTTTGACAGGGCAGGACATGCTCAACAAGGTGGGCGGTTTCGATTCCACGATCGGCGACACCGGCATCTCGGGTGGCAACGGCTTCATCGCGCTGCGCAACAAGAAGTTTTCGCGGCTCGTCTTGGTGCCGATCAATCTAGCCTCGCCCCTCGGCGTGCGGCTCGCACGATTCCTGCCGACGAACAAGAGTTCGACCAATCCGACCCCGGCTGTGCCGATCGCGGCTGCGACGGTGGCGGCGGGGCGCGAATTCAAATCGTCGACCAACCGCGTGCGCCTCGGCGCTCGCGTGGTCTTCACGGACACCGGCCACTACAAGCAAGGCGTCGACGGCGCCGTAACCGTGGCGGGCGCCCCCGCCGCGACGCAACTTTTCACCGCCGCCGGCGGCGCATTCACTACGGCGAAGAATGGTGGACCGGTTCAAGAGGGCGACATTCTGGTGGTCGGAGTCATCGGCGCGGCTGGTGCGCAGGGCACCAACGCCGGCGCCGGTTTGAACTACGGCAATTTCAGAGTCGCCGCCGACGCAAGCTCTGCGACGCAACTCACCGTCGAGATGATCGACGGCATCAACTTCGATTGGGCGACGTCGGGCGGCAGCCTGGCGTGGCGCATTCATCCGTCCACAGACGCCGATACTGGCCTCAACCATCAGATGTCGGAAGCCGCTGGCTACACGCTGCCGGCGCGGCCTCTCGATTCGACGATCGCCGCGAGCATCACACTCGGCCCGACTCTCGCTCCACCTGTGCCGACCGCGTCGTCGTGGGATCCACTGTCGGGATTGCTCATGAAGACGTCGCCGACGTCGCCCGGTTTGGCGTACGACGCCGACGTGCAGGCTCCGAATGCCGTGAGTCACGCGAAGCTCACGGCGCTTTATTCGACCGCGATTGACGCGTTGCTGACCGACGATCTGCCGGCCCGCGACGTCAACATCGTGGTCGCGGCTCGTCACAATTCGGACATTCGTACGAAGCTCAAGTCGCACGTGCTCACTGCGAGCACGCAAGGCGTTGGCCGAGTGGCGGTTGTGTCGCCGGAGCTGACAACCCTATCGATCGATACGGTGGTCGGCGACAGCGATCCGGGCGTCGGGGCCAATCGCAACGAGCGCATTTTCTACGATTGGCCGGGCGCTCTCACCTTCATTCCGGAAGCGGTGGGCTTCAACATGAAGGGTGCCGACGGCAAGCTCTACGCCGACGGCAACATCGACACGCATTTCGACGCGTGGATGGCGAGCATTTTGTCGGTGCTCGCGCCCGAGCGCAATCCCGGGCAGGCGGCGCCGCCGATTCCCGTGATTCTCGCCCCCGTGAAGGGCGTGCAGCGTGGGGTGACCAAGTTGCAGATTGGCGATTACACACTGCTTCGGCAGCGTGGCGTCGCCGCTTTGCGAATTGATCGCATGGTCGGGCCGATCGTTCAGTCCGGAATCACTTCGTCGCTTATTTCGGGCGAGAAGAACATCAACCGTCGGCGCATGGCGGACTTCCTCGAAGACTCCATGGCGCAACGGCTGGTGGCGTTCTCCAAGCTGCCGCTGACCCCGGCTCTCAAAGACACCATCGTCGGTGAAATGGATGCGTTTCTCGCGGGTCTGTTGTCGATTAACAACCCGCCGGCGCAGCGCATTGCCGGGTACATCATCGACGACAAGAGCGGTAACACGCCGGATCTCGAAGCCAAGGGCATTTTCGTGGCGATTGCGAAAGTGCGCACGTTGGCGACGGCCGACTTCATTGTGCTCCAGGTGGAAGCTGGCGAGGGCGTGAACGTCACCGTGAAGTAGGCTTGACTCTGTTCGTGCGGCAGTGGCATTCTAGCCACTGAATCACGGCTTCACCCTCGCGTTTCGTGAGGGGATAGGGCGCGTGAAGAGGCTTCGGCCACTTCACGCGCCTTTTTGTTTTGAGGGCGGCATGTTTGCTCAAACCCAAGAATCAAACACCAAGCGAAGCGCTTCGTTGAAAGCGCATTGGGCGCGTAAAGGGCGAACAAGCAGGCGCTTGCCTGGGCTCCCGGCCGAGTGTGAAGCGTGCCATCAAACAAAACCGGCAGACGCGTTTCGCGTGCGTACCGTTGGCAATCATGAATACCTCCGTCCGTTATGTCGCCCGTGTGAGCATCAGCAACCCGAGCTGAAGAATGCGATCAAAAGATGGCAAGAGAAGCATCGGGACGTAATGCGGATCACGGCAGCTCGATACCGAAGACGCTACCCGGAAATCGGGAAAGTGCGATACGAGTCGTGGAGAGCGCGCACGTTCAACACTATCGATGCTGTGAGTCTCTCAGATTGGGAAACCATTCTTGAGCAATATGGGTGGCGCTGTGCCTATTGTGGGTGTGGTGGTCGATTGACTCAAGATCATATTTTTCCGTTGACCCGTGGTGGGAAGCACGAAGTTCTGAATGTTGTTCCGGCGTGCAAACGCTGCAATAGCTCGAAGAGAGATAGAACCCTAGAAGAGTGGGGCAAACCACTCAGGAGCATTGAAGATGGCAGATCAAAGAATCAAGGGTTGACACAAGCGGCCCCCGACGCGGGCAACCGCGCCGTTCACACTCGGCTATTTGCTGGAACACCCGAGAATCCGACGGTACTCGAAAAGAGTGACAATCCGTTCGGTGCGGGCAATCAGCAGGGAAGGCCGATCGAAATCGATCGGAACCCTCAGAGGCCACACGCCGAGCACCCCTAGTGGGTGATGATATGGTCCGCACCTCGCGGCGACGCGAGGAGCCAGGCGGAACAAGAAACGACCTGGCCGCCGGCGATAGCCGGAGGTAACAGACGGCAAGAGGTTGAAGTGCTACTCGTGGTCGACGGTGATGTGCAGGACACCGTCACCGACGTGCGCTCGTTCGAGGTGGCAGCCAAGCTCGAATTGAAGGAAGAGGGCTACCTCGGCGAGAAGACGAACCGCTACGACGAAATCTTCAACGGGGTTCGCGGTCGCGTCGAGCTGCATTTCGAGAACAGCGACGTGTTCAGCACGATCCAATCGATCATCGACCGTGCCAAGCGGCGCACCCCGGGCACTCAGATCAACATCAAAGCGACGCTCAACTTCCCCAACGGGGACCGGCCTCGCGTGATGATCTCCGACGCGTTTTTCGGCGAAGTGCCGATTTCGTTCGGCAGCCGCGCCGACTACGGCACGGTCGGGCTCGACTTCTCGGCGTCGGACATCAGCATTCTGTAACCCAAGCCATTCACTTAAACGGAGGGTGTCATGGCAAACGCGATCAGAGAAAAGATAGAAGCGGCGAAAGCAGTACGACCGGTTTACGTGTACGAGATCCCGGCGTCTCTCGGCGACGAGGTCAAGACGATCGGGCTCGTGCAGCTCACGGCTCACGAAGAGATGATGTGCGCCAAGCGGTCGAACGGCGACACGTTCAAAATGGCGTACGAGCAGTTGAAGCAGGCTCTCGTGGAAGTGAACGGCGAAGTCGTGAAGATCGCCGACGGCTCGGCCGACGCCGCGTTCGGGAAGATGAGCCCACCGGTGCGACAGCTTCTCATGACTGCTCACGCGAAGCTGCACGCGCCGCCGGAGGAAGCGATCGAGGGTTTTCTGGCGAGTCGGCAAGTTCGAGTGGGCTAGTCCACTACGGGGCGTTCCTACTCGCCACGAGCCGACTCGGGAGCGTGGACGAACACATGCACCGGATTTGGCGTCTCGTCGCCTTTCTCGGAAGATACGGGCACCAGCCGGTCGAGGGCTGTTTGGGCATGACGTTTCCCGACCTGTGCAGTCTCGCCGAAAGCGTCGGCGAATTGCTTCGAGAGGAAAGCGACGCGATGAGAAAGGCCGCCGATGGTTGACGTAGTCAACAATGTCTCCACCCGATTCTCGGTTGTGGATCAGGCGTCGCAACCGCTCGCGGCGATGTCCGGAGCCGCCGGTAGGGTTTCTAGCCTGTTCAACCGCGCGTCTTCGACGCTCGGCTCGTTCGGAATTCTAGCCGGAGCCGCCGCCGGTGCCTTCTCGGCCGTCGATGCCGTAAAGGGCACGATGAGTTTTTTGGAGTCGGTGAAGAAAGTTCGAGACTTCACGAAAATGTCGGCAGTGGAAGCCGGTGGATTGGTTGATATTCTCGACGACGCCGGTATTACGGGGCAAGAAGCCGTGACGGCAATGAACCGTCTCGCCATGGCTGGCAACAAGGCAAAGACGGCGGCCTCTGGGTTTGGCGGACAGACGAAGGCGGCGTTGCATCTCTTCAAGCAATTCGGCTTGGCGGGGAAGACGCCGCAGCAACAATTTATGCAGCTCGCAAAGTCGGCACAAGCCCACAAGCTGTCGATTCAAGACTTGCAACGGCTATACCGATTGCCTCCAGAGAGCGCCAGAAAGTTGATCGACGTTCTCGGAGAGGGACCGGAGGCGATTCAGAAACAGATTGAGGCATTCAAAAAATTGGGGATCGCCACTGACGACAACGTCAACCGGGTGTACAACATCCAAAAAGCCCAACGCCGAATCGCAAGCGGGTGGGACAAAATCAAAATGGCGTTCGTGACGGCGCTGCTACCGCACATCGAACACCTCATGAAGTACGTCGAAGATCACATCGACAGTTGGACCACTGCCGCTTCGCATTATGGCAAGGTGTTCGGAGAGTTTTTAACCGACCATCTTGGTCTTGTCCGAGCCATAGGCAAGGCGATGATGTACAATTTTTTGCTGCAAAAAGCGACGGGGACGGGGCTTGGCGAGTGGGCATCGAAAGCCGGCGGATTGGGCATGAAGGGGGGGCGCGGGTTGTGGGGGATGCTGTCGAGAGGGGGCCTTACCGGAAACGCAGCGACGGCCGCGCTAGGGGGAAAAACAGGCGGGGCGTTGTCGACGATCATTTCTGGAGAAGAGGCGTTGCCTTTCAAATCCCAATATGGGGGTCTGCTAAAAAAATCTTTGCTGTCGAGAGCCGCAACCCGTGCCGGATACACCGGTGTTGGTGGAGGAGGAGGGGCGGCGTCGTTTTTTGAGATGATCAAGTCTAAGCTCACCGGCACTGCGGTGTTGTCGGGTGAGTCGATGCCGTTGGCCAAAACGGCTCCGATGTGGTCGAAGATCGTACCGATGTTGACGCGATCCGCGCCGACTCTTTTGAAGTTCGTCACGGGTGCGTTGAGAATCAACTTGGTGGTTACCGCCATTCTGGCGGTCGTCTACATGGTGACAAAAGCCGTGTCGCTGATTCGGTCGAACTACGAGGGGCTCAAGACCCATTTGATGCTCATGATCGACACGTGGAAAGCACGTTTGGCAGTGATTGGGGATCTGCTCTCCCCCGTTATCGACACATTCAAGAGCATGTGGGATTCGACGTCGGAGTTTTTCAGTTTGTTCGACGATTTTTTTGGGGAGCAGATGATGGCGACGGTCATGGTTCTTGCCGATGCCATAGACGGAATTCTGCACGTCATTCAAACAATCGTCTACGTGATAACCCATCTAAGCGACGTGGTGAAGGGTGGGTGGAGGCATGGATGGGGGGAGGCTTTTCAAAAAGGGTGGTCCGAAACCGCGCGTTTGACGGCCGAGAAAGAGAGAAAGATCGGCATTAGAAATGCAGAAGAGTTGGGGAGAAAGAGGAAAGAGGCGGCTGCGGCTGCTACCTCGGCGAAACCTCCGGAGAACTACAACGATTTCCGTGGCAGCAAGTTCGACATCACGCAAACCTTCGCCGAGGGTTTCGATCCCGATCGTATCGCCGTCGCTTTCTCGAACGACTTGGCCGCGCTTGCTGATAAAAAAATCGGCCAGGGGTTCAATCCGTTGTTTTCGGGAACGTGAGATAGGCCATGGGTAGCCCGAGTTCATTGTCGATTAAGGAGCTGACCGGAGAAAGGCGAAAGCTGATCTTGCAGGGGCGGGCGCTCCCCTATAGGCCGCTCAAGCTCTCTGGAAAAATGCGTGCCGAATTCACGTGGTATCCCGGTAATCCGATCGCTTCGATTCAAATGCTCGGTACGCAAGAGGACGCGACTACGATCAACGGCATGTGGAAAGATCGCTTCTTGAAGACTACCACGGACAGCGGTTTGCCCGTGTTCGGACAGACTGCCGTGGCTCTCTATGAAGGGGCCGCAGTGCGGGACGTTTCCGATCTGGCGAAGGTGGTCGACGGGTTTCGCATGCGCGGACAGCTTCTCGAAGTGAAATGGGACGAAATCACCCGTCACGGCATCATGACGCAATTCGAGCAGACGTGGCAGCGGCGCGAAGACCTAGAGTGGTCGATTGAGTTTCAGTGGTCGAGTCGTGGCGAATTGGTTTTGCCCGTGGGTTTTGGCACGTCGTTGTCGATCGTCGACATCATCAACAAGATTCTTAACGCCGTTCAGGCGCTTTTAGACGCCGTGCAGGTGATCAAAGACGCGTTCGCCATGGTGGCGTCGATTATCAACCTCGTGAACAACGCCATCGACGCGATCGCCGATGCCGCCGCCGAGCTTTCGTCGATGGCGCAGCAGTTCGTCAATCTGGCGATGTCGGGTCCGGAGACGTTTCGCAAGGTCATTTCGACTCTGGAAACATTCAAAGACGAGGCGCAGTCGATCGTTTCGGCGTTTCAAAGTATTCCGGCTCGGGCACAGCGTGCCGTCACCGACGTTTCAACGGTCACTCAGGAGCAAGCAATCGACTCGGAAGAGAAGACACGCAAGGCCCGTCTTGCCGCCCGCAAGTTGCAGCGAGAAGCTGCTCGCCAGCAACAAGAGATGCTCGCCAACTCGTATCAACAGGCCACGCTCGCCGCGTTCGTGGCGCGCGAGGGACAGGACTTGCGCGACGTGTCGTCGCAATACTACGGCACCGCGAACGAATGGCGCCGTCTCGCGACGTACAATCACATCAGCGGGAGCAGGCTCCATGCCGGCACGGTGGTTTTGGTGCCGAAACTCGGAACGGAAGGAACCTAGTCGTGCCGAGCCCGATTTCCGTTGCGTCTGTCTACTACCCGAGTCTCGTGGTCAACTGCCAGATCCGCTTCGACAGCAAGCTCACGATCGCCCAACCGATTTCTGCGGACGAGCTGGCAGACAAAACCGGAGACACGGAGCCCTCGTCGGTGCCACAGCCTCTCATTCTCTCGAAGTCTGGCAAAGACGACATGAGCGTCGTGGTCGGGCTCGTGCCGGTATCCGCCTCCGTCGAGATCCCCGGATACCGCAACGCCGGGTCGTTCGAGCTGGAATTTCTGTTTCGAGACTTCCCGATTGATCCGCGTGCAGTTCGAGCGATCGGCGTGGCAATTCACCTCGACGCCGTGCCGGCTCTCGAATGGTCTTTTGGCATGACGGGGCACACCAGTCTCGGGCGCCGACGATCGATTGCTCAAACGACCGTCGACAATCTGCTCTTAGCCGGTGTAGTCGACGACATTGTGACTGAGTACAACGACAGCGGCAGTCGCGTGAAGCTGTCGGGGCGCGACTTGCGCGGGATCCTGGCCGATACGAGCGCGACTGAGAAAACACTGAAGCAAATCGATCTGCGCGAGCCGCTAGACAAAGTGATCAAGCGGCTCGTGAACGAGCTGCACCCTCTCGGCAAGGGCATTCAAGTCGAGATCGATCCAAGCGAATGGCCGGATAAAAAGGTGCCGACCCCCTATGTCGAAGGGGATCTCACCCGTCCAAATTTCGACGCCGCCGGCCCAACGGTGAAGACCACGAAGAAAAGCGTCGGCTCGAAGACGCCAACCAAAACAAAAGGCGAGGCGGGCCGGATCAATTTTTGGGATCTCATCGTACAGTGGTGTTTTTTGTGCGGCGCAATACCGTACTTCGTCGGCTCGAATCTTCGGCTCCGGCCAACCCTCAATCTCTACGATCAACGCCGTCTCGACAAGGCTTTCGATCCTCGCTTCCCGACTCCGTTTTCAGGGGGTCACCCGAGAGACTTGGATCCGCCAACGGTGAAAGAATCGGAAACATTCGGATACCGGCGACTCGTTTTCGGTCGAGACATTGCCTCGTTGAAGTTCGATCGCAAAATTGGTGGCGTCAAGGTGCCTGTAATCGAGGTCAGTTCGATCGATACGGACAACACTACAAAGGGGGTGAAGCAGAGATGGATCAAGGCGCAATACCCATCCGAAGAGGAAATCGAAGCCCGAGCCACGACCGTCGGCCCTAGCGGGGAAGCTGCCGAAACCTCTGTTTTGAGAGTGGCATACCCCGGTTGCAAAAATCAGGATCAGCTCTTGAGAGTCGCCAAGTCTCTACACGCCGAAATCGGGCGCCAGGAAATCGGCGGCTCGTGCGAGACGAAGAACCTGGCGAGCTTCGGAGGCTCGAACCAAGATGCCGACATGCTCAAGATTCGACCTGGCGATCCCGTCGAGATCCGCATGGATGGCTCAGGTCTCGGGACGTACCCGCCGATTATTTCGGAGCTGAACCAGCACTCGGCGCGGAGCTTCGAGGAAGAGGTCAAAGAGGTGGCGGCGAGACTCGGTGACGAGAATTTGGCCCGCGTGCTCGTCTCCACCAATCGGAAGATGATCACGGAGTTGCAACAGACGTTCCGCGTGGCCAACGTCCGATTCACGTGGGATTCGAAATCGGGAGCCAAAGTCGAGTTCGATTTCCAGAACTACGTTGAAGCCCGTTTCACTGATCCAGACGACATGCCCGCACTGGTTTCGATTCCTCCGGCGTTGGTTCCGATTCCTCCGGCGTTGGTTTCGATTCCTCCGGCGTTGGTTCCGATTCCAGAGTGAGGCTCGCGGTGCAGATTTAACATGAGAAAAACCCGCATATCTCGCACTCCGGACGTTCATCGCATGGGCATGGCGATGTCGTATCCCGGCATCGATCCGCGCACGTGGGTCTCGCTCGCCGTCGCTCTCGGCGACTCCGTCGTCGACAAAGATCACGGCGTCTACGTCGACGTGCAGCTCTTGCCGACGGGGGAAACGATGTCGGCGCGCGTGTCGGCAGACTACGTCGGCCAGGGCTTCGGCTTCTACGCAAAGATCAAAGATAACGACGATCTCGTGGTGGTCGTGCCGTCGGGAGACTCGGCACACGGGCCCGTCGTGGTGGCGCGACTGTGGTCTGCCGCCGATACGCCCCCGACCGAAGCTACCGACGATCCGACCGAAGTGATGCTCGTGATCGAGAAGGACAAGAGCTTGCGGCTCAAGGTAACTGGTTCTGGCAAGCTCTTCCTCGATGCGCCGGATGTCAGTATCGGGGATGTAGAAGCTGACGATTCCAAAGTCACGATGCTCGACGGCTCAAAGAGCGTCACCATTGCCGAGAATCTGCAAGATCTCTACGAAAAGGCTCTTGTTGGGATCAAAGCCATTTTCGATAACCATACCCACTCGACAGGCACCGGACCGTCCGGCCCGCCACTGGCTCCGAACGCCGCATTCCCCGCATGGGATTCCGCTATCAACTCCACAAAGATCAAGATGCCGAACGGGTGACAGATGCCGGGCAAGGTCGCAAACACACTCATCAACGGGCTCGCGAGCATGGGCATCTTTTCTACCGAGCCCGCTGCGATCCAAGGGTGGACGAACGCTTGGAATACCTACTTCATCGACGCGGTGTGCAACGGCATCCCGATCAATGCGGCAATTTTGCCAGTAGCGAAATCCGCGATGATTGGCGCGCTAGCCGGGCTCTCGGGCTCTATGGGCACGCCTATTTTGCAGGCTGCGATCTTTGCCTGGTGGGGAGCGCTCGCGCCGCCGGCATCGGTCTTTGCCGGTGCGTTGGCGATTGTTCCGCCACCGGGGCTTGCTGCCGTCAAGGCCGACATCGAAGCGGCGGCGAACTACAACCGCGACAACAAACTGTCGACGAATGCGGCATTCACGAACATCGTGAGCGGCGGGGTTCCGCCGCCACCGGGTATGCCGAATCTTGGCTTGCACATTTTGAACCTAACCGGAGCATTGGCGACCTTTCCTCTCGGAATCACGGCGCCGATTTTATAGGAGAGACCGATGACGTTACAACTTGGTTGGGGTCTCGACCCGTACGGCACCGGAGGATTTGGCTCGGCGCCGTCAGTCGTCGGCGTGAGTTTCGTTTCGGCGGTAGCTTTGAGCACGAACGAGGTGCGCGTCACGCTGTCGGCCGAGCCTCTTCACACGGTGTCAGTGGGAGAGGGCGACGCCTTCAACCCGAACACGTGGACGGTGCAGCGTCTCGACACGCTTGAATTTTTCAACGTCGTTCGCGTCGACGAAATCTCGCCGACCGTCTACAAGCTGACGGTGTTGCAGCCGTTCGGCTCGGCTCTAGTGGCTCACCAAGTATCTTCGGCGACGCTACGCGACGCCGGCGGCGGGATCCTATTGCCTCCTCGAAAAGCGAATTTTGCGGGGGCGTTAGCAGAAGAGACCGCGACACCAGATGCGAAACTCGCAAGCCAGAACGCGCAAGTACGAGACGTCGCCAATCCGCCGCTTCCCGTCAGCGCTCCGGATTTGATCGGTGGCACGCTTGTGGTCGGCGCGTCCGGCGACTACGAAAACGTGTCCGGTTCGGACCTGCTTCGGAAGCTGATCATTCGTAGATTGATTACTATGCCCGGAGACTTCTTTCATCTCCCCGATTACGGAATCGGGCTACGAGTGAAAGAGCCGATCCCGTCCGGGGATTTAGTGAAGCTCAAGGCCGACATCGATCAGCAAGTGTTGGCCGAGCCCGAAGTGAATAACGTGAACACTTTCCTCTCCCTCACAACCGATAACGTGCTATACGTGCAGGTTCGGGCGCAGTTGAAAAACACGGGTCAACAAATAGAGATCGGCGTGCCGATACCTACCTCCGGAGTTGTACTATAGGAGACAGCCATGCCGGACTTTCCGTCGTTCAATGACTTGTTTCGACTCGGGCGCGATGAAGTGCTCGTGCGCAACGCGCGCATCTCTCGTGAAGCAGTCGAGCGAGACGGCATGGACGCCAACATTCTTGTGGCTGCCGCCGCCGCCATGGCTGACGAAGTCGTGGGCCAACTCACCGATTTGTCGGCCGCTCTCTATCTCGATTCCGCTACGGGTACGGCTCTCGATCGTCTCGTGTTCGATCGATACGGCATGACCCGCAAACCGGCGGCGGCGTCGTTCGTGTCCGTGTCGTTCTCGACCACGGTGGCGAGCCCGACCACGTTCACGATTCCGACCGGAACGATCGTGCAGACGGCGCAAGGCGTGCAATTTGTAACCATCGAAGACTCTATTTTCTTGGTCGGCACCGTCGGTCCGTTGATTGTCGGAGCCCGCAGCGTGCTCGCTGGTGCCACACAAAACGTCATCATCGGTTCGATCAACAGCGTCGTGAGCACGATTCCGAGTGCCGCGAGCGATCTCGTGGTCACGAACCCTCTCGCCTCTGCCGGTGGCGACGACTCTGAAAAGGACGAGGCGCTTCGCGATAGGGCGCGACGTTTCTTTGCCGCCGCACGACGCGGCACCAAAGACGCCGTTGAGGCGGCGGCTTTGGGTGTTCCAGGGGTGCGAAAAGCGAGCGCGTTCGACGTGATCGATTCGCTTGGGCGCCCGGCGCGGTTTTCATTGCTGTCGGTCGCCGACGCGTACACAGAGCAGTTTGCGGACTACAGCACGGTGCCGCCACGCTATCAGTTGCAAAGTCAGCTCTTGACGTCCGCCGTCTACGACGCTCTCAACAAATATCGAGCGCTTGGGATTTTCGTTCAGGTGACGGTTGCCAACGTCATTTTGCAGCCTGTGCAGCTCGCCCTCACGTTCTTAGCCGGAGTCGATGTCAACCTCGCGTCGCTTCAGGCCCGCGCCGCCATTGTGACCTACATCAATTCGTTAGCTCCAGGGAAGCCGTTTCTCGTCGTCGACGCGAGCGCGGTGTTACGAACCATTCCCGGTCTCGTATATACCGGTACAGAGCTTTTGAGCCCGGCGGGAGACATCGTCGCCAAGCCGCTTCAAGTGATCCGCGCTTCTCTCGGGTTGGTGAGCGCTCTCGCGGCGCAAACCAATCTTCCGATCATCACCGGGACCAATCCGGATGCGTACTCGCTCGCGTGAGGATTGAATGGCCGAGATTTCTAACCCGATCGTAGCCCTTACGGAACAGGATTTTTTGGACCTGATCGATCGGGTGTTTCCCGAGCACTATCTTGCGCCGTTGAAATCTCCGGGGCCGGGATATGAAATCCTCCAAGCCTACGCAAAAATTTTCGCCCGAGCCTCTCGCGCCATCGAAATTGCCGGCCAGAACGCGCAAATTGCCACGGCTGCGAGCGGTTCAAAAGCGACCGGGACGGTGTTTTTGTCTCGGCCGTCGCCTCATCCGGACGGGATCGCGGTAGTGGTCAAAGCAGGTTCGACCGTCACGTGCAGTATCGGTGGGCAAGACTTCGTGACGCTGCAAGATGTCGCCTTCGGGCCGACCGACTTGGGTCCGTTCTCCGTGCCAATTCAAGCGATCTCCGTGGGCTACGAATGGAACGTAAAGGGGAGCGTGCTGACTGCTTCCGGGGAGACGCTGCCGGGGGAGATCGATACGATCAAGGTGTTGATCGAAGCGCCAGACTACGGAGACACCACGATCACCGTTTCCCAAACCACGGACACGACTGGCGGAACCGACGCCGCTCTCGATGCGCTCGGAAGCGATCGCGGATTGTTGCGTCTCGTGAATGAAACCGATGCCGCCTACAGGGCTCGTTTGCGAGCGCTGCCAGACACCGTCAGTCCCGAGGCTTTTTTTCGTGTGATCACCACTCTGCTCGGAACGTATGGCGCAGGTTTCGACATTATCGAGACGTGGCAAATCACCTACCAAACCTGTTGGGACGCTCCGACGCAAACAATTTCCGGGTCTCTTTACGATCCGAATTTGTTCTGCTACGACGATCCTCGCAACCCTTATCCGTTTCGCAACCGATGGCTTGACGAATCAGACTTCCGTGGCGGAATCGTTGTCGTGGTCGAGTCGATTCAGCCCTTGATAGACACCGGAATGGTGTGGGACGACGCCGCGATCAACGCGGCTGCCTTGATGAGCGTTGCTTCTGGTGGCAAACGCTCCGTCGGTGCGTGGGACGTGCCGAGCAATCTCGGCTTCGGCTTCCTTCAGGGGGGCTTCGATGGGTTCGACCTTCAACTCCAATCCGTGTATAAAGGGCTACTCGACACCCTTCGTCAAATCGTGGCGGCGGGGGCGGCGGTAGCAGTAGAACAGAGAGGGCAATAATGGCAAACAACGCTTTTGACCGTACCATCATCAACACGAGAGAGCGCCCGGCGTCTAGCGACATCAACCGATTGGTGTCAGAATCCGATCGCACTCTGCGCGAAGTGCTCACTCAAATCTTCTTGAGTCGCGCAGTCATCTACCCCGACGATGCGGCAGCCCCGATCACCGGATTCGTCGGTGGCGGTTTCAAAACAAGACCGGCAGGTCCACCGGCTATGGCAGCCGTAGTCAAGGCCGGAATTGGTTTTGTCTATGATCCAGCGACGGCATCAGACATCAACGGCATCTCGGGAGTGAATGACCTTTCGCAGTGGAAGCCCATCACTCTGAACGCCGATCACCAATTCAACTTGCCTGCTGCGCCGTCGGCGCCCAACACTCGAATCGACATCATTGAGGTCAAAACGAACCGCTTGGTGGGCGAACCAAGTTCCAGAGACGTCCTCAACATCAGCACAGGCGTGTTCGATCCCGCCTCCGTTAATAAAACCCTGTCTTGGAGTCTCGACAACAATATCGGACAAGTGACCGATCCGGCACAGTCGACAGCCGCCCTCAGTCTCAAAATAGGAGTAGCAGGAAACCCGGGCCTGGAGCCGAGCCCGTCCGCTGGTTACACTAAAATTTCGCGCATCAATGTGGGGAGTGCGCCAATCACAACACTCGATGCCGACACAATAGTAGACTATCGCCGGATGCTTTGCCCCGGAGGCACCGGACAATTCGCAGCCATGATCACTATGGCAGCAGGGGGAATCCCTGTGATTATGACGCGGCTCCACGCACCGCCAGGATTGGTGGTCTCTGCGGTGGGCATCAGCAACAACCCTGTTTCTGTCGAGTTGTATTTCTTCCCCGGTGACGCCACAATCGCGTCCCCTTTGTGCGTTGCGAACGCGATTGCTGCGGGGACTATTCAGACAGCGACCATAGGATTGTCCGCAACCGGGTTGGTGGATTCTGTCATTCAATCGGCGGTGGCGGGCGTGAACGCTTCGCCACAAGTGAAGGTCGCCATAGGGCAACCCTACTGGAAATTCCTACTTTACTGCGTCGCAAACGGAGCCGCTACTCTTAATTCGTTTCAAGTCGTCGGCCACATGATGCTGTAACAGAGAGACATACCCATGACGCAAGCTCGCATTGAGATCAATGGCACACCCGGAAGCAACGATGCGTTGCCGATTAACGCACTCGTGCAGCTTTCCAACGACGACAACCTCGGCGAGCTGACATATTTGTGGTCGATCCTCGATCAGCCGCCCGGCCCTGTCGATTCCTTGAGTGCGACGAACATTGAAAACCCGACGTTCACACCAAAGAAAGAGGGTTCGTACCTCCTTCAGTTGATCGTCAACTTCGGCCTGCCAGACGAGAAGATCGATAAGGCCATCGTTGGAATCCGACAACTCAAGACGCTTGAGCGCATTCCCGCAGCCGGCGAAACGGTTGAAGTGGATCTTGCGGACGGGTGGGCCTCCGCGATGAATTCCCTTCTCCGTCGCATCGACGCGCTACTTTCCGATCCCGGCTCCCTCGTCGGAGAGAACACGTCGGGAGGGGTGCTCACGCACGGCGATGTGGTTCGCGTCACAAGCGGAGCAGTCATCAAAGCCGGCTTGCCCGGCCAAGAAACGGTTCCCGGCTTCACAAAAGCGCTCGCCAGCTCCCTCGACAATATGGACGAGTTGTTGTGCGTGGTGGAAGGCGACGTTGCCGGCAATCTCAGCGTGTCGGCCGGCGAGCTTGCCAAGGTCCGATACATCGGGCGCATCGCAACTGTTCCCCTCGGCTCCGGTGCGATAGGCGATCCTGTCTACGTGAGCAACACCGCGACCTTGAGTGTCTCCCCGGGTTCGTACCGCCGCCAGGTTGGCAGCATCATGTCGGTAAGCGGAGGCAACCGCGACGTGTGGTTCGATGGTGTGGGCGGCGCGGACATCACCCCTATTGACCGTGCGTACATGCTTTATGGTGCTCCTGCCGTTGGCATGCTGAACGCGCACCGAATCGACGGCAACAACGCATCCCCTGGTGCTGTGGGCGGCGTGCCGTACCTGTTTAAGGCTGGCGATGCAATAACCTCCCCGCTTGTAGCGAGACGGTTCAATTCTGTCGGTGCCAACATCTTCAGTGTTCAAGACGAGGCGGGCGCGAATCTCGCGTGGTTCACAACACTCGGTGATCTGGATATGAACCTGAAGGAGCTTTACCGCTCCGTACACCGATCCCCGTCCGATGCAGTTGTGGCAGAAATCATCAAACGGTGGAGCGGAGCACAAACGGCCGATCTCTCGCAATGGCAAGATGAG